AACATTGGCTAGCTGCGCGGTGCCTAGATTGGTATTCAGCTCCCCATTTGCAGCCCAAAGCCCCAACAGCATGGGCTTATCCGGCTGGTAGCCTGGCCATGTCGTTTCATCCGTCTGCGCAAAAAAATAATCTGCACCGACCACCAAAGGATTGGTGGCATAAATGCCCTCACAATACCCAGTCTGCAAAATAGCTGCATGGTTGTAATAGCATTGCAAACCTATGATACGCGTATCAAATGAGCCATTCAACTCAATGACCGCAGAGTTCGTTGCTCCTGCCGCTGCCGGAGGCCCGAAGCAGGAGACGTTGTTTATTTGAGCACTCCAGCAGTTATTCAGCACAAAGCCACGCAGGAATGTCTGCGGAAAGGGGGATATGCCATTGGCCGCATTGGGGTATCCGAAGCACTCGATATCGCTTATCAGAGCGGACACATAGCCAAATGAACTTTCAGCCGGATAATTGAGTACGGCAACGGCTGCGGTCTGCCCTGTCGTGTTTGCGGCATAGGCAGAAAAGTCACGCAATATCGTCTTGTTAAAGGGATTCGCTGGCGTGATGTCGAATCCCACGCCTGTATGAGTCAAGTGCAGGCGCGTTATACCCTTTCCGGCGCCGCGCAGCGTAACCGCCGGCCCCGACAGCACTAAAGGTGTCGCGATCTCATAATCGCCCGCCGGCATAAATATCTCGCCGCCGTTGTTTGGCAACGCCGCAAAAGCCGCATTAAAGGCCGCTGTACAGTCTCCGCCACCAATCACAGCACCGAAATCGACGATATTCAGCGTGTCCAAAGCGCGCGCCTGCAAGGTCCGGCTTGGCGCGCTGGTCTCTACTTCCACCGTACCCAGCGTAACGGAGCCCGCCATGGGGTCGGTGATCTCCCCCTCGGCATTCAAGCCTACAAAGCCGCCCGGCGGGATCTTTGCTTCCAGGGCAGCGAGATTTGCCTCCGTGGTCGTAAGTCCACTGGATAGGCTCGAAAGCTCCGACGTGACTCCCGGATCAGTATAAGCCGCTACAGTACCAGCCAACGATATGCCAATATTGGAGCCAGCAGAAAATAGGCCGCGAAGCAAAGGCAGGCTCATGCGCATCGGCGTCCCACCGGAGTTCAGAATGGCCTGATCGGTGAGCGTTAAAGTCGGCTGCTCTGCAAAATACTTGTGGTCTCCACCATTGGCCTGCAGGTTTGGGCTCTCGATCACAACGCCAGGTCCCAGCGTCAGCGCCTCCGGTCCGCCGGGACCAAGCGAAGCGCGACCAAGCACTGTGCCTGTTGGTAGTTCAATGACAGGCTGAGTACCGCTTAACAACTCCCAAATCGTTACCGAATACGTAATACCATTTTGACTGAGCGGCAGCTCATCTTGAGCGGTAACGGTATTCGCAACAGGAAGCTGTGGTATGGTCGGCATGGATTTTCCCTTGACAATAAGCGACCCGGGTCAGGCAACGGCCAACCAACCCTGGTTATCGGCGCCAACTTGCTTGATCCACAGCGTGCTCCCCACACCCCCATCCAGGTTCCGGTAGTCAGAACCTGGCGGTGCTGTGACAGCGCCTTCCGGCGAACCGCGGCCGACGGACGTAACATAGCCCGTAGGCTCGGCCGCACTCGCAATCTGTAGCGATCCGCCGCTGGATGGGCGTAATGTCAAATCCGCGCCGGACACGGATTGGAGCACGGCACCTCCGTTGCCGGTCGGCAAAAGATAATCAACAGGCGGGCATTGAACGGCCCGCCATTGGCCAGACGTGCCCTCAAGCTCAACTGCGCCCATGGCGGGGACGGTCGTGTCAAAGCCGGTCCAGCTCGTTTGCGGGGGAACGGATCCAGCTTGCACCAGCCTGATCGCTGTGTTGCAAGCCAGCCGGAGACGTTTGCCCTCAATCACCGGCGCACCGACATAACCCTGTGCCGTCGCGCCGGCCCCGTCGCCATCGATGCTGACAGTCACCGCGGCGCCAATGCTACCGTATCCAGAACCCGGATTTGAAACTGTAATCCAGATCACAGATCCATTTTCCACGATCGCCTGGGCTTCCGCACCCGCCCCCGAACCCGAGATTGAGACGGTTGCTTGCGTATATGAAGTCCCGCCGCTCACCACCCGGATGAATATGACCTGTCCAAGCGTGCTAACCTGATGGTCAGTCAGAATCGATTGCACCTGAGGTGGCGCTGCAAGCACTAAGGCGTCGTCAGCGACGTCAGGTACTACCAGTGTTGGCAGGTTGGCGATCGTAGCAACCGAAACTGGAAAGCGCGTTGCATTGTTCCAGGTATTTCCGCGTACAATGGCCGAGTCACTATGGACCCAGAGCGCCTGAGCTATGCTGGCACTACCCCAACCATTGATGTTGTTATTGACAACTGCTATGGTCTGCGCCCCATCCAGGATGGATATGCCGCTCCCCTGGGCCACCGTTAAGCCAATCCAGTTCGACTCCAGCGTCACCGCACTGGTCGGCAGAGCACCGATCGCCGGTTCAATGCCTGACACAACAATGCCAGATACATTGCTACTCAGGAAATTCTGCCCAATCCAAGTGTTCTGAGACCCGCCGGCGAGCAAGGCATTTGTCGCACCCGAGATGGAATTTCCGCTAATGCTGGTCCCGGAGGCGCCGCGCGCATCTATGCCTACAGCACCGCCAACGACGATATTGCCACTCAATCGTCCGTCCGTCAGCCTGGCCAGCAAACTGCCACCGACGCTCACGCCACCATTTCCAGACAGGAAATTGTCCCTAATCAGTCCGCCGACGCACGCGACAGCCACACCCCAGTCGGCATTGCCGAGGCACTGATTTCCAACCACCGCGATCGGACTGGCGCTGCTCAATACCGGCGGAGTGCTAGCCCAGCCGCCGAGCGAGATGCCGCACTGATTGGACGAGCACAGATTATGCGACAATGTGGCGGTCAGACCGTTGCCAATACTCAGCCCATAAGCGCCATTGCCAGTAGCGGTACAGCCGGCGAACACAACACGGCCAGTACCCGTAGCAGACGCACCATGCAGCGCATTATTTGTCAGTGCACAAGAGACGATAGTATGGATCGCCCCAGGGCTGCATTGCAAGCTCAGCCCAGCGCCGTACGTCGCACCGCAGGCATTGATAAAACCACATTCATGAAATGTTGCGGCTATACATGCCGGCCCAACAGACACATTGGGCGCATTCGAAGCAGCCAAACCGTTACCATCGAATATAATGCCTCCAACGTAGATCGATGTGGCGGCAACCGAAATCCACTCACTTTCATTGCTGACCAAAAGTCGCCTGATAATGCTACCTTGCGATACACCAAGCAATACAGTCGGACCAGAGATATATAATGGTCCGTTGACTACATATATCTTTGCATCAAGCCGCACGGGCCTGCCGCTGGCCAGCGCCAATCCAAAGGCAATGGTATCATCCGTCACGCCATCCCCGATGGCGCCAAATGCCTCTACCGGGATGGCATCGGCCGCTATCGTTGCAAGTGCTCTGGCTGCTGGCGCGCCATCTGCGGTCACGCTCAGCGCCGATACATTAATCCCCGCTATGTTTGCCAGGCCCGCCATAAAAGCTAAGTAAGGCAGATTCGTATTTTGCCCGCCCTGGCTCACCGCCACAAGATCGGCAGGCTGAACGGGCGCGCCAGGGGCGGTCGCCGCAACAGAAAAAGCGGCCGGCGCGGAAATCGCTCCCGCCGCCACGGTCAGGTTAGCACCAATAGAAATGGCTTCCGGGCCGCCGGTGCCGGCACTCACGCGCCCCAGTAAACTTGCCTGTGGTAAAAAGAGACTTGGCTGCAAACCAGAAATAATCTGGCCACGCGTGGCCTTTCGAGCAATCAGGCTCTGCGATACCATTAACTCGTCAGTGTCGCTGACAGAGGAGGCAGGCGGAAGTTCGTCGATCGTCGGCATCTACAAATTCCCGGCTCTCAGGATGTCTCGATGGGGTCGTTCGACTGATCAACGATAAGCTGGCCGCTATCGGTCAGCAGGTCGTTCGCACTGATCGGGGGAACCGCGAACGTCACGACCGGCAAATTCACCGTGCGGGCAATAATGCGGCCACTATTGGTGCCGATGGTGATATTGACGTCGTAGGTGGTTCCCGGAAAACCCGCCGCCAACCAAAGAATCGCCTGTGTCCCATCAGCGCTGGATGATTGAAGCGTGAGATCTCCGGGGTTGTTCGGCGAAATCGTCACGTCGAGCGTAGCGATCGAATCACCTTCATTACCTGCCACCGCCTCCGAAATATCGAAGACATAGTCCAGGATATCGTTCGGGTCCTTTTCCGGCCAGGCCAGAGGTGCCTGCGGTAATTGTAACGTCCCTCGTGGAATGGCACCAAACCCATCCAGCACGATCACGCGCGCCGTGCTGGGTATCCAGCTATATGTTGCCGGTGTTCCCATGCGCTTTTCCTTCGGCTCCCAACAGACTTGCCGCTACCACTCAACCAAAACGGCGCCCGCGCCGCCCTGGCCGCCCAGCCCGCCGCCTATGCCCCCCGCGCCACCACCGCCTAGTGAGCCCGCGTTGCTCCCGTCCAAGCCCGCGCTGAGTGGCGCCACCGCCGCCACAGCGCCGCCGCCCGCATAGGCCGCGCCCCCCTGGCCACTGACCCATATTGTCCCCGCGGCAAACCCCGTGGCGCCGGCACTGCCCGGCACCACAAGGCCCGATCCGGTCCCCACGCCGCCGGACGCCCCACCTCCGCCGCCCTCGCCGGATGCGCCGTTAGCGCCGGCCGCGCCCCCAGTCGCCGATGTCAGATCACCAAAGCTCGACGCGCCGCCGGGCGTTCCGGAGCCGACGCCGCCGTTACCAACAGTAACAAAATAGGTTTGGCCGGCGGTCACAGTATAAAAACCTTCAGCATAGCCGCCGCCGGCGCCACCACCGCCAGCCCCGCCAAATCCCGCGCCACCAGCGCCCCCGCCGCCCCACAAGCGTATCTTGAGCAGTGAAACGCCTGCCGGTACCGTCCAATTTCCCTGTGTGGTCGGGGAGAAGACGGCAAGATTGCGCGTTCCCGGCGTTATCTGCGGCAAGGTCCAGTTTATAAAAGGTGCGGTCGGAAGAACCGCAATGCTGCCCGCGGTAATCGCGGTCTGCCCAGTCAGAACGGTTATCACAAATAGGCCGGACCAACCGGCATCCACAGGCGGCGTTGCTTGTGTGCCCGTGGTAGCGGGCGCTCCTGCTTTCATTTGCAACTGCACCTGCTGCAGCCGCTGTGAGTTCTGCGCCGTCCCGCTATTGGAAGGGCCGCTATAGGGTTGCGCCGGGTTAGACGGATTGTAATAAGGCAGGACAATGGGTGTCTGGTCGTTTTCGTTAAGCGTTGCTTCGATTAAATAATTAATCGCCTGGCCGGAGCCCGTCGGTGCTGCCAACGTAAAGCTGGTTGGGCCAAGGTTAATGCCCATGCGCAGAAGTGGTTCCGTCGTTTCTGCCGGCAAAGAGCCAAAAGGGGTCGTATCCACAACACCAAATTGGGTTATACCGCCGGGGCCGATGGAAACGCTCATTGACGCGGGTGAGGTCGGTGAGCAACCCAATCCGACCGCCACAGGGCCGGTGCCGAGCACCGTTTGTGCCAGATAGCCAACGGCAACCATGGCCTCCCGCTGCGCATTCAGCAGGTCTGTATCCAGCGGTATAGCGCCGGGATAGACGATTTGTCTGTCCACTGTGAATGACCCCTGCAGTCTCGTGAGATTTAGTTAGAGATACGCGTCCAGGTGATCGTCCCGATCGGCGTCGTCGCTTCAACAGTCGCGAAAATCTGGGAATCGATTTGCAGCGCAGGGAGATTCCCGTACGCAAGATATCCCCCAGTGTCGTATCCAGCGATTTGCGCAATCCCGCACCCGACCGGGCGAAACGCCGTAATAAACGCCTGAAAGGGCAGCATAAGGCTTCCGTAGCCGCCTGCGGCGCCGTAGCCTACACCACCCAGCGTATAGCCGCCGGTATCACTCGTCAGCGCGGGCTCGAAAATAATCGGCATCTTACCGGTGAGCTCGGATAGCGCAAGAACAACAGCCGCCCGCGTTCCCCGTGGCCGTAGCATTTCCTGCTGAACGCGTGTCAGATAAGCAGCATCGGTTTCATTCGGCCATCTCAGCAGCGCCGTACCAAAAAAATCATATGCCGCACTGTCCAAAAATGCCCCGGTGGACGTCGCAATCCGCGCAACACCCCGCACAGCGGAAATGAGTGCGTAAACCGCCGCCCACCCCGTCCCAAGACCGGTCAGGACCCCATTGAGGAGCGGTGAAGTCTGATTGAACCAATTATTTGGCAAAACGCGCCAAAGCCGGCTCGCCATATCGTCCGCATCGCCAAGCATCTCAGCTCACCACCACCGAGGCCGGCAGCAACACGCCAGCCAGCGGTGCCGAAAGGTCATCTTCGACGCCATTAATTGTAACATTCAACACGCTGACCACGCTCGGGTCTGCCGCATGTGCCAGCGCATCGATTCTGGAAATAGCGAGTATGCCGCCAATAGGTAACCCTGCAATCCAACTATAGATGGAAGACCGCACAATGGCGGCTACGGCCGGTTCCGTGAGCGAATTGCTGGTTTCCAAGGTCAGCGCAACGCTGACAGTCACTACCGCCGGCGGCGTCACACTGAAAATTGATCCTATCGGCCTCACACCATTGACCGCACTCTGCACGGATGAGATGAGAGAGCTCGGTGGGTATCCGGTTCCGTCATCTACCGTAATCTCGAAGTTCCCCGGGGCCGGCTGTCCTTCTGTATTCTGGTTCTCAAACACCACATAGCGCAGCCCTTGTTGCACGGAGGAGATAGCGAAAAGCACCGCGCTCACCGTCGCAAGCGAACGGCTATTGATATATTTCTGAAACCGTAGCCTAAAGGCAGAATCGGTTTCCGCGTCCATGCCTCCGGCAAATGGCGTCGGGTTACTCACCGTATCGACACCAGCGATAGCCGTTGATAGAATGGCGATGGTTCCAGCCTGGACATTCGCGGCGCTTCCAATAGTCACGGCCTGCGCAGGCACGGCTACGCTGGCAGCCGCCGCGGCAAGTGTATAGCCGTTGCTGCCATTCCACGCAGGGTTCGTCGTGGCAGCCACAATAGTAAAGCTTTCCGACCCATCGCTGGTCTGCACCAGGGCGCCAACGGGAATCGTCGTCGCCAGGCCGATCGTATAGCGCGCGAAAATCACCGTTCCACTAGCCGGCACTCCGGGCAGCCTGGTCAGCGAAAAATCCGCCATCCAGCTATCAAGGTCGGAGCCAACACTGGTGGCGGCTCGGGTCATCGTCAAAACTTGCAGTATTAGCCACTGCATCCAAAGAGCGACAGATGCGCAGGCTTCCAGCAACGCCCGAAGCACGGACCCAGCCGACAAATCTATCAATTGCGCCGCGGCACCTTGCACGCCGGCCGCCATTTGCTGCACTAGTGCGGTGAAGGTTTGCAGCGGCAGAAGCATGTCAGGAACCTATGGAAAAAGTCAGCACCTGGGTCTCACCAGTCGTGGCATCCGCGTAGCGAATATCCACCCAAATCGTATTGCCGTCAGAGCTGCTCACTGTCACAGATGGCTCAGGCACGTTGGCGACACTTGCCTCCTGAAATATCTGGCTGCGTATGAGCGCCTGAATGGCAAGAGCGTCGATTGTTTGACCAACAAGGGCACCTAGCCCAGCGCCGTAGTTCGGCTGCCATAAATAGTCGCCCGGGTTCGTCAATAACCGCCGCAGCACGCGCTGCTGGCTCCAGGCGGCGCCGCCCACCAGCGCAATATCGCCTATCGCGCTGGCGGTGAGGTCCGTGTTCCAAAGCAGCGAAGCATCCCGTAGGCTCAACACAACTCAATCCTGCGGTGATGGTGGTACGTCGCTCGGCGGATGGACATGCTCATTGTAGTCGGCACGTAAAGTCGCCAAGGCGCCATAATTGTCATAGACGTTGCCATTTACATGCAGATCACCCTGATGCCTCCAAGTGGGCGCTGAACTGGCGATCGATCCATCATTCTGCAGCTTTATGAAGCTGCCGGTTTGATGAACAATCCAAAATTCCCCAACCGGCGCGGCGGGGGTCGCTGCCACGCTGGACCACAGCCGGCCCGCCACAATACCCTGCTCCGCATCGCCCTCCTGGCATATCAGCAGCACTTGGTCGCCTGGGCTGGGCGGACAGGCAAGGCCCCAGCCATTGCCTATCCACATGGAAAGCACCGGCAGCCAGCCGGAAAGTACCCCTTCCGGCTGGATCAACACACGCACGGTAAACGTCGCCGGATCAACGGAGCTGACGATAGCGAGCCGTGGCTGACCCCAAGCCTGGTCCAGGCGGGACGTATCGCCTTTGATCAGGTTGAGGAAACTGTCCAATACGGGCTCCTCGCCTGCACATATTGTGTGAAGCCATGACTAAAGGACAATCGACGCTCGACATCGGAGATAACGTAAGTGCTGTCGAATGCGGTCCCGGTATCCGAAAGCGTCAGCATCATCCTTGGCATGGTCGTAAGGTCGCCAGGCATTTCGAAGCTGACACTGCCCTCTGTGCCAATGATCGTGAGACAAATGGCCCTGGCAGGTTTAGGCTTGGGATAACAGGAGAATGTCTCGTGGTCATGCCGAACCAAGAAGCTGCCGAGGGTGCCGGCA